GCTGCGAGAAATCAGAATAGTTATACTTTTGCTGCGCAGGCGTTAGGTACATCGCATAGTCTTGTCGCAATTTTTGTTTTTGGTTGGCAATTAACGGTTACTGGAAGTACAAATGATTCAACGGATCAGATTTCTGGCGGTGATGGGAGCCAAACGTATACTAAACGGGCGACGGTGCCTCCTGAGACTTGGGATGGTTGGTACCTGGATAGTGTGAAAGTTTCGGCAAACACGACTTATTCTGTGTCGGCTCAGACTGCTGGTACTTCCCACACGTTAGAAGCAAGATTCAACCCATAGGTGGTGAATTAAAAAAATGAATGAAATTAGAAAAATCGATGAGCATTGGAAGGACAATTTGCTGGGATGCACATTCAACAAAAGGCTTGAGAAAGCGATTCTTCAGCGGCATTGCCTTGAAATCGGAGTTGAACGCGCAGAGAACAGGGTGAAACGTCTCCGCGAGGAACTCAGCAGAATGGATGGGCAACCAATCAGAAACTATGCCAGCTCATTGCTTGCCGCCTTAGAGTCAGTTTCAGAAGGCGCAGTGGTTGCCGCGCTTGCACCTAAAACAAACAAAATTCTCGATATAGGCTTCAATCGTGCTGATGATTTGATTCTTGATAACTTTGGATTATTTCTCGCTGCACTCATTCGATCCCCCACGATCGCAATTACATATGTATCCTTAACAGATACTGGGAACACAGCTCGAGCATTAGCGATTTACTACAATACTATTACCACAACATTTAATATTCAATCCGCATGCGCAATTGGTACAGTTTTACAGTTAGGGCAAGGAACAAGTCCTGCAGCGCGTGATAATCACGTTATAGAAAGTGCTTTGGGGTCTGCTCCTGAGAACGCGATTTTTGGCACTTCAAACGGTGGTTATGCTATTGGAACTGGAAGCTTGAGTTTTAGTGGCGCGATTAGTGCTGGAGGAAGCGGGACCGTTAATGAAATGGGGTTCCATGGGAGATTTGGTTTAAGCGGTGTTGCTTATAGTTTCATGTTTTTCCATGATATTCTTGCGTCGGGCGTGGCTTTCGTGGCTGGCAATACATTGAATGCTTCATATGCGATTATTTTGTAAGGCGCATTTGTTATGCGCCTAGTGATTTCGAAAAAGGAGGACGAGAATAGAATGATGTGGGAAGTGGGCGAGTGATGCTGGGTTGTTTAGCTTTGGCTCTGGCGTGCGTTTTCGGCTTTGTGGTTCTTGCTGGTTCACTGTTGATTTTGGAGTTTGAGGTGGATGAGCAGTGAGTAAGCAGGTTCAGAGGGCTTTGGAGGCTTGTGCGCCTGGAGACTTGATTTGCGTTGAGTGGTGTGATGCGTCTACTGGGAAGACTAGCATGAATGGTGGCGTGATTGATGTGCCTGTTAGGAGTTGGGGCGTGTTTCTCGGGTTGATGGGGACTAGGATGAAGCATATTATGCTTGCGCAGAATAGTTTCCGCTATCTTGATGGGCTTTACGATCTGGATTATACGGCGATTCCTGTGGGTTGGACGTTGGAGGTTTCGTGTTTGCAGCAGGCTCATTTGCCTTTGGAGGTTGCGCGGGAGTTGGCGAAGTGTTTTCTTAATACGCATAGTGAAGCTCGTAAGAATACGGCTGGTTTGCGGAGTCCTAGGACGTATCAGCAACATTTGCGTTTGCATGGAGGTCGCGATTGATGCTTAAGGGTCTTCGCCGGCTGGTTCGGGATTGGTTTACTGTTGTTGAGGCTGAGCCTGTTCATCCGGTGGCGTTGGCGCATACTACTCGGAAGCCCAGGCGTGCACGTAGGAATCGGAGTGTGGCGCCTAGTGAACGTTTCGTTTGGGCAATGGTTTTGTTGATGGTTGCGCTTGTGGGCGTGATCGCGCTTGAGGCGGTTTGCATTGTGGTTACCGGCGCCGTGAATGGCGAGTTGCTCTCGGTGATTACCGGGCTTGTGGGCGCCTTGGTTGCCGCATTCGTGGTGGGGAAACGGTAAAATGTTGAATGAGAAATGTCTGTTCAAGATTTTGGAGTTTCCGAAGCACCTGCAGACCACGATTATCACGTTGCTTAAGCTTGGGCATGCAACAGCGGCTGAGGTTTCTGAATTGACTGGTAAAGCTCGTGCAGTCGAGAGCGGCTACCTAAACCAGTTGGTCGTGATGAAGGTCATTCGTAAAGAGCGGAAGGGGCATAAAGCGTTTTTTGAGGTTGTTTTGGAGGCTTTGGATTGGTGACGCAGTGTGCGTGTGGGCAGGATGCGCACGTGTTTGAGGATGGCAGGGCTGAATGCTCGGGTTGCTATTTGAGGAGGGTTAAGCAAAAGTGAAGGGTAAGCCTTGGACTGTTCAAGAGGAAAGGCAACTTAAGGAGCTTGTTGAAGCGGAGACAAGCATTGATATTATTGCTGCGAAGTTGGAACGTAAACCAGATGCGATCCTGATTAAGTGTAGGCGTCTCAAGTTAGAAGTAGTAGTGGCTAGGGGCTATACGACTACTACTTCTATTAAGATGCCGAAGGAGCTTCCGAGCGTTGAGGAGGCTTTGAAGATGTTGGCTGGTGCCTTGAGGGCTGCCTGCAAACCTGGCCTTGATAAGGTTGAGGTTCAGAGGTTGCAGGTTGTTGCTACATTGGCAAGGACGTATGAGGGTATTCTCGCTCGTTACGTCAATTATTGTGGGATTGAATCTCGATTAGCCAGGATGGAGGAAGATTATGGGCGGTTACTTGGCGAAAAGCCCAAGAATGTGGCGTCCGCGAAAGGTGATGTCGCGGTATCAGCAGCTGGAGCGCCTTGAGCAGCAAGTTAAGGATGCTGCTGTTGAGAAAGCTCAGAAATTCAGTTCTGACCCTATAGACTTCTTTGAGCAGGTTGTTGGTTTCAAGCCTTACAAGTACCAGGAAGATTTCATTCGGAAGTTTGTTGAGAATCAGTTTACGGCGGCTCGTTGGTGTCGTCAGTCTGGGAAAAGCTGGATTGTTTCGGCTTTGCTCTTGTGGTATGCTGTCACTTACAAGGATAGCTATATCGCGGTTGTTGGTCCTTCGTGGCGTCAGACTAAGCGAATTATCAGTCGAATAGCGTATTTCATGCGTAAGTTGCCGCCTGGTATGGTTTTTAAAGCTCACAAAACGTACATTCATTTTCCTTCAGGCAGCATCATTGAAGCCTTCCCAAACAACCCGGATACAATACGCGGGCCAACGTTGAATGTTGTCTACTGCGATGAGATGAATTTCATTCCTAATGATGTCGACCTTTACGATGCGATCTTGTTTACTCTCGGCACGACAAACGGGAAATTCGTTTGTAGCAGTACGCCTTGGAATACGGATGCGATTTTCTGGAAGATTTTCAATCATAAGGACTTCAGCGATTTTGCGACGTCGCATGTGCCTGTTGATCAGGCGATGGATCCGAATGGTCCGTTGAAGCCGAACATCATTGATAAAATCAAAAAACAGTTTGGCGATGATCCTTCGCGTTGGCGCCGTGAGATGGAGGCGGAGTGGGCTGAGGATTCGGATCGTTGGCTTTCGTTGAGTTCGATAGCGAAGTGTATTGGAACCGTTAAGAATTGTGGTGAGGACCTGCAGCCTTGGGATGTTGAGAAGGGCTATGAAGGCGAGTTGTTTGCTGGTTTGGATCTTGCGCAGGTGCGGGATTATTGTATTTTCGCAGTTTTTGAGCGGGTTAATGGGCATTTATTATTGCGGTATCTGAAGATTTTCCAGCAGCCGACGAAGTATGCGTCTGTGATTGGTTACATTAAGATGCTGCAGGATCGTTGGGGCGGGTTCCAGAAGTTACGTGTTGACATTACGAAGGAAGGTCCAAGCTTTATCAGCGATATGGAGAATGCCGGTATCAGGAATGCTGAAGGCGTGTTTTTCACTGTGCCTAGGAAGAGTGAAATGTTTGGGTTGCTGAAGCAACGAATGATGAATGATGAGTTGTTTTATCCGTTGTTGACTTGGGAGAGGCCTTATCGTGGTGATATCTGTGTTGAATTGAATGTTGAGCGGTTTGAGCTTCGGAAGGATGGTGCCATTGGTTTCAGTCATCCGAATGGTATGCATGATGACGTATTTTGTGCGATGGCTTTGGGTGTCTATTGTACGGTGGAGATGAAGGCGTTTGATTTGGAGGCTTTGAAGTTTGGCTAAGGTTAAGACGTCTATCGCTTTAGATGCGGAGTTGCTGAATTGGGTAGAATCTATGATTAAGTTGAAGCGGTTTGCATCCGTATCGCATGGTGTGGAATATGCTCTTCAACGGTTGAGAGAACAAGAAAAGGAGGAGTTTCATCTTCCGGAGGGGTAAATCAATTCACTTTAACCGACCTCTCTGCAGGGTTCGGCTGAGTTGTTTGATGGGTTGTCTTAAATGCTCCTTTAAGGAGTAGAGGGTTAGCATTATGCGTAGTCGTCGAGACGTTTTCAGGGTTCGCAAGTGCCGCAGGACTTACGATCGGGCAGCATCTAAGTTTTCTTTCAACATCGAGTACGAAACGCACACAGTGTTGACGTCGCGGAGTTTGGTTGTTGCTGAGGCCTTCGGGCTTGGCGTCGATGACGTCAAGAAGTTCCCGGTGCTTGATGCTGAGTTGAAGATTGCTCCCGGCGATATTGTTCTGGTCACTGGTGATAGTGGCAGCGGTAAGAGTGTTTTACTACGAGCAATCAAGGAAGACTTGGGCACCGAAGCGGTCGACATGGGCGACCTGCAGGTGGTTCGGGATAAGCCTTTGATTGAGATTATTGGTGCCACTGTTGAGGAGGGGTTGGAGTTGCTGAGCAAAGTCGGGCTTAATGATGCTTTCCTGTTTCTTCGAACTTATGATCAGCTTTCGGATGGCCAGCGGTGGCGTTATCGCCTTGCGAAGTTCTTGGAGAGTGGAAAGCCGTGGTGGCTTCTTGATGAGTTCGCGGCGACTCTTGATCGTGATACGGCGAAGATTATCGCTTTCAACGTTCAGAAGTTGGCTAGGCAACAGGGTAAAACGGTGATCGCAGCTACTACGCACAACGATTTGTTTGTGGACCTTGGGCCTAGCGTGCATGTTCATAAGCGGTTCGGCAAGGAGATCGCGATCGACTATTTCCCTAATTCGCCTGTAGGGGAGTGCAGTTTGATTCGTGAGATGCGTGTTGAAGGCGGCAACTTGAAGGATTGGCGGGTGCTCAGTTGCTTTCATTATCGAAGTCATAGTCCTGGTGCTACTCGAGAGGTTTACAGGATTATGCGCGGCGCCGAGTTGTGCGGTGTGATTATTTATGCTTATCCGCCTCCTGGTTGTCAGGGCAGGCGCCTTGTGCTTCCGAAAATGTCTCTGATGGAGATGAATGAGAAGTTGAGCATTATCAGCCGAATCGTGATACATCCGAAATACCGCACCATCGGCTTAGGTGCTAAAATTATTCGTGAGACATTGCCCCGGGTGAGTACTCCGTTTGTGGAGATGGTTGCTGTGATGGCGAAGTATAATCCGTTTGCTGAGCGGGCGGGGTTGCGGAGGGTGCACTTGCAGGCGCCATGTAAGGAGGTTCGTGCGATCGCTGAGGTGCTCTCTGGCTTCGGGTTTGACCTGAAACTGTTGGGGAGCGACCGGTATATCCGGGGTAAACTTGAGGCTTTGGCTCCTGAGCAAATGGCGGATCT